TCTTCATAGTATGTAGACTTTTGCCCGTCTAAGTGGCTTTTAGCGCTGGCAACTTGCTCTTTAAGCGCTAATTTTTTTCTACGTATATCTCTATCGTCGTCAACATCTTCGTCGAATGAGAATGTATCTTCCATTAGGAAGTTAATTTCTTCGTTGTTTAAATGAGGTTTTGTCTGTTTATAGAACTCGTGTAACAGATCGTCATTATCCATTTCACTGTAATCTTGGTTGAGCTTAACATAGTCACTTAAATCTCCACCAGTATCATCCATAAAGTCCATTAACTTTTGAATATTCTCTGGCAAGGGTTTTCCAGTAGCCTGAGCTTCCGCTATAGCTTCTTCAACCTGCTCTTCAACCTCTTCTACTTCTTCAGTGATTTCTTCTAATACTGTGGTTTCTTGTGTTTCTGCTTCGCTAGTAACTTCAGTTACCGCTTCTTCAGTTTTTTCCTCTGCCACAACCTCAGTTTCTACCTTTTGCTCTGGTGGTGGTGCACTTAAATCTACTTTTAAAATGCTATCATCTCCAGCAGACTCAAATTTACTTTCATCAACCGTTTCTACAGTTTGATCTTGTGTAATCTCTTCGACTACCTCTTTGTTTTCTTCTTCCATAATATAATATAATAATAATTAATAATTTATCTAGGGTCAAAAGAACCTAAATTAAAACCCCCACCTAATATATCATTACCTGATGACTCAAAGTTTTTAGGTGGTTTACCATTATTTCTTTGGTCAATCATCTCTGATTGTTGGGTCGCTTGAATTTTTGTTCTTTCGTCCTTACGATCTTCTTTCTCTTTCTCTTTGCTTGTGGCACCTTGTGACTCTATGCTCTTTAACTCCATGTTGTATTGAAACTCTAAGCCCATTAGCTCTTTTTTCATCTCTACTTCTTGAATCATTCTTTGTGATTCTAACTGAGCTTTAATTTGCTCTAGTCCAGCGGTACTTTCAGACATAGCTTTATTTTTTTGCACCTCAGCTTGCATGGCCGCTTGAGCCGCCTGCTGATTCATCTGGCTCTGCATTTGCATGTTTTGCTGTTGGACTTGCTGGTCATTTTCTTGTTTTTTCTTTCTACGTATTTTAAGCACTTGGTTTGCTAGTTTAACATTTCGAATGTCTCTAAGATCAATAGCATCTTCTAACTCTATGCTTTTTTGCTGTAAAGCCATTTGGATGTTGTTTTCAAGAATTGCTTTTTCCTCTTCGTCTGGTGTTAGTTCTAAAAATATACCAAAGTCGTAAAGATGAAGTTCTGACATTTCTTCTAATGTAGCTACGTTATGTGCCCCTATTGCCTGTATAAAAGCATCTTTTGTTGGGGAGTACTCTATAATATCAGAAATCCTAAGTGACAAACATTCGGCCACTGATGACGTTAAAAATAATCCAGACTGTAAAATGTGTCTCGTTGCTGTGTTTGAATTTGCAGCCGCTAGTTTTTGTACTCCTACTAAAGCGTTTTTATCTGGCATACTACCGTCCCTAGCCTCGTTAAGACCAGTCACGTCTCTTATCATTTGTAAATAGTAATTGTAGTTGCCAATAAGTGCTTGCATTTTATTACCCCCAGATCCAGATGTTATTTCCTGAATTGGTACTTTACCTGGATTCATGTCTCCGTCAGAAGTGAAACTTCTTCCTATAACAGATCCTGTTTGGAAAAACATATTTAAAGCTTCTTGTGGATTGTAATTTGTTCCGTTACCTAGATCTATCTCTGCTAAACCATCAGCATCTAAATAGACACCATCGGGAACCATTCTAGACATTATTTGCTGAAGCTTTAAGTGAGTTAGTTGTATCATATCAGCAAACCCAGTTATCCTTCTCACTAAAGAATCTATCTTGCCATTGTAAATCCTAGGAGCAACAATAGCATAGTTCATTTTAACCTTAGTGTAATCACTCTTAGGCCTCATCATGTTTTTAGCCATCTCCCACTTAAGTAGTTTATCTGTACCGAGAATCATAGCCCCATCGTACAAGCACTCTATAGACCTTAGCATTCTACCGTACCCACCTTCTTTGTCCTCTGGTGGATCATATTGATCGTCTCTAGGTATAATTCTGTCTCCACCGCTACTAGTTTCTTTCACCTTGTACACTTCGTTCATATAGGTTTTGTAGTTGAAGTACAAGACTTGTATTGTGTTACTGTCTTCTTTATCGTAGCTATTAGTAGAGTTGTAGTTAGATCTATTGCTAGATTTATTTTTCATTATATCCTCTAGATCTTCTCCTGTTAAATGAGGAAATTCTTTTGCTAACTCGTTTACGGGAATATTTTTCACCTCACCAACGTAGTATATATCTTCAAAATAAGGTGAGTCAGTATAGGAGTAAACAAGGTTTGCTGGATCTACATAGTCTATAGTAACACCTTCAGAAGTATTGAATGATGTTTTGACAGCGCCTATACCTAACACCGTTAAATCATAATAAAACCTTTTCTTTATTAATTCGTAGTTGTTTCCCTCAAAAAGAACGTTTAAAGCTTGTTCCTCTGCCACCTCCACAGCTTGCTTATAGGTTAGTTGCATGTGGAGATCTAGCTCTTCTGTTGAGTCTGGAAGATCTTGTTTTTTATTCTCATAAAGATCCATGTTAAAGTTCTCCATAGCAGCGTCGTTGAACTCCTTAGTCTGCATGTCTTTAATTATAGACTCCATGTATTTCGTTCGCTTTTCAACTCCAAACGCGTCTTGAGAGAAAGCTTTTATATCGTAAGTTCGCTCAGCAATACCGTTCACAACTACATCAACAAATTTTGCAATTATTGGAACTGGTTTCCAGTCTAAGTTTAAATAGGACAAATCACCGTTGATCGATAACTCATCCTTATATTTTTGTATAGACTGCTCGCCTCTAGCATAAAGTCTTAAATTATGAAAATCATTACTATTAGTTTTATATCTATTAGAACCTTGATCGTGACTAAACCACTCTTGTTCAATCGCCCTACCAACTTTTAAGCCATACTCATAGCTTAACTTCTCAGCATCGCTGACTGTTTGACTCGGGAAATAACTTTTAATGCCAGACTCTGCCATATTTATTACTTGATTATTTGTGAATTACTTCCAGTGTTTGTGTATCTGGAAACTGTTATGTTTAATTTAGGTTTTTCAACCTTTGTGTTGGGAGCATACAAATGTCTATTGTTAGCCATAATAGCTAAACCAGAACTTATGGATGCATCGTGCTTTGTTCTTTTGTTTATATCAAACTTTGCCCAATCATTTATAAGCTCGTTGAAATAACAATCACCGTGAGTGCCATCTTGTTTTATACCCACGTGATCTTGTATATACATCTCAATCGCCGCGGCGTGTGCTTGTTTTATATCTTCACTTGAATTGGGTATTCCACCAACTTCTTTTTCTGCTACAGATAATTTGTTCCAAATTTTATCAGGTCTATTCATACTAAACCCTCTATATCCTCTTCGCCTTAAGTAGTACAATAGACGTGGTTTGTTGTTCTCTGCTAATATTGGCATTCCGTAAAACACTAAAGCCATTAGAACGTCCTCAAAAAACATCTCAGCTGTTGGGGGTCTTGACAGGTACTCTAAAAAGAAACTGTTTGCTGGAGCGTCTTCCATACTAAACCTAGTTAAACCGTGTAAAGCTCCTTTGGATCCAACACCATCCACTGTTCCTGATATATCATAACTATCACAACCAAAAGCCCCCATATGCTCATTGCCCGGGTGCTTAACTCCGTTTTTAAGTATAACTCTATTTTGTAATTGTTGAGGTGGAACCCAACTTACTTTGAACCTACCTTTCGGATCTGGGTAAAAAATAACTTGAGAATCTTTGATTCCATTGACCCACTGAAAATTACCTTGAGTGACACCTAGCGTTCTAGACATCTCTTCGTTATAATCTATCTGCTCATATAGCTTAACAAGATTAAATATACTTCCCTTAGTCTCATCTCTAAATGCATGCTCTGTAGTTCTAGGAAACTGGCGGTAGAATTCATTTAAACCATCTGAATCGTCTTTTAAGCCATCAACTTCGTTCTGCCAGTTATCTATTACCCCTACATCTATTAATTCACCGGCTGGGTCGAACCTATCGGCATCAGGAGTAGTGAAAACTGGAACTCCGTACTCGTCAATAAATCCTTCATAGTTCCATTCCATTGGGATAAACAAAGAGTATAAACCAGACTTTGTCTG